TCGTGGAACACCATGACGCAAGACGTTGAGCGCATCCCGGCCTCAGACATCCTGCACCTGTTCGTTCCGGATCGGGCCGAGCAGGTGCGCGGAATCAGTTGGTTCCACGCCGTGATCCTGCGCGGCAGCATGATCCACAAGTTCGAGGAAGCCGCCGTCGTTGCCGCGCAGGTCGGCGCGAGCAAGATCGCCGCCCTCGAGCGCGCCGAAGAAGCACCGGACGCCGCCGCCATGATGGCCGACGGCACAGCCGGCGGGCTCCACCAGATGAAAGTCGAAGCTGGTGAGTTATTCGAGCTTCCGCCAGGCTACAAGCTTAGCTCATGGAACCCCGAGTATCCGCACGCCAATTTCGAGTCTTTTTTGAAAACCTGCCTGCGCGGCCTCGCCGCCGGACTGGACGTCGCCGCGCACAACCTCACCGGCGACATGACCGACGTCAACTACTCGTCGGCGCGCATCGCAGAATTGAGCGAGCGCGAGATGTGGATGATCCTGCAGGACTGGCTCATCGGCACCTTCGCGACGCCCATTTACGAGGAGTGGCTGGCCCTGTCACTGCTCGCCGGGAGCATCACCTTCGACAGCGGAAGCGCTTTGCCGGCAGACAAGCTCGAAAAGTTCACGCGCGCCGCCCGCTTTCAGGGCCGCCGCTGGTCGTGGGTCGATCCGCTCAAGGAAGTAGAGGCCGACGCTTCTATGCTTTCCAGCCTGCTTACCAGCCGCACGCGCCTCGCCGCCGAGCGGGGAGAGGAGTTTGACGACATCCTCGAAGAGCTCGCCCTTGAATCGGAGGCCATCAAGTCTGCGGGCCTACCGGTGGTGCCGCCGCCCGTCAAGCCGATGTCGACCGCTCCCTCAGGCGCGTCGTCCGGAGCGTGAGAGTGCCATTTTTTGCCTTAACAGCCCGCACGAGTTCGCGCATTCTGGGCCCACTTTCGAGTTCTGATCCATGACGCCATTCACTCGCACCGTAAAAATCTCCGCCACTCGGGCGGCCGGCGACGATCGCACGATCGACCTCGCGATTTCGAGCGAGCAGCCGTACGAGCGTTGGTTCGGCATCGAGATTCTGTCGCATGACGTCAGCGCCATCGATTTATCGCGGCTGTCTGGAAACGACCATCCCCTGCTGCTCAACCACTGGGCTGACAAGCAAATCGGGGTGCTGTTCGATCCGACCGTCGGCGATGACAAGATTCTGCGCTGCCGGGCGCGGTTTTCGCGCTCGAAGGACGCCGAGGAAATTTACGTCGATGTCATGGACGGTATTCGGCAGCTCGTATCGGTGGGCTACCTCATCGACGAGATTGCCGAGATAGCGCCGCCGCCTGATCCCGAGGACATCGGCGACCTTACCAAGTGGTCACCCGTGCGCACCTTCACCGGCGACCAGTTTCAGCGCGAAATGCGCGACCGCCATGGCGACACCTTTGCGCGGCACGGCCAGGCAGCCGCTCGCGCCAATGGGGAAGCGCCGCCCACTTTCCTGGTCACGCGATGGACGCCATTCGAAGCGTCCATCGTTCCCATCCCGGCAGACCCATCCGTCGGAATCGGCCGCTCGACTGGCGTCGAGACCATCCCTCAGCCGGCCGCCGTTGACCAGGAGCAACCTTCAAAACCCTCCCCCATTGCCGCACCAAAAATCCTTGTGGAGAAGAAAACCATGGAAACCAAATCCCCCGCCGAGCTCGAAATCGAGCGCCGCGATGCTCTGCAGACCCTCGGCCAGCAATATGCCAAATACCTTGGCCCCAACGACCTCGCTGACGCCATCCGCAACGGCCGATCCGTCGACGCGTTCAAGGACTACATCATCGAGCGCATCCAGACCAAGCACACTGACACCAGCCAGATCCAGATCGGTCTTACGACGAGGGAAATCCGCCGCTACAGCCTGGGCGCCGCGCTTCGCGCCGCCACCGTCGGCGACTGGTCGCAAGCCGGATTCGAGCGCGAGTGCTCGGAAGCCGTTGCCAAAATCATGGGCCGCAGCCCAGAGGGCTTCTACATCCCGTCGGAAGCCTTCCGCGACTTCAACGTCGGCACCGCGACGGAGGCCGGCAACCTTGTTCCGACCGATCTGCGCACCGACCTTTTTGTGGACGTGCTGCGCAATAAGATGGTGCTTGGTCAGCTCGGTGTTCGCGTGCTGACCGGCCTGACGGCGAGTATCGACCTGCCGCGCAAGAGCACGGCCAGCACCATCGGGACAGTGACGGAAGTCGGCTCGGCGTCGGAAACCGCGCCGGCAACCGCCAAAGTCACCCTCAGCCCGAAGCGCATGTCGGCCTATGTCGAGGTGTCGAAGCAGGCCATCATCCAGTCGGCGATCCCGCTCGAAAACATGATCCGCGATGACCTGGTGATGGGCGCGGCGGTTCTCATCGAAAGCTTGGCGATCAACGGCAACGGCACCGCTCCCCAGTACACCGGCATCCGCAACACCACCGGTATCGGTACGGTCGTCGGCGGTGCCAACGGCCTGGCGCCGGCCTGGTCGCACTTTGTGGACCTGGAAAGCGCCTGCGCCAACGCCAACGCCGAGCCGGACACGCTCGCTGGCTACCTGATCAACACCAAGACTCGCGGCAAGGCCAAGCAGACGCAGTTAGGCGCGAGCCTCCCGATGATCTGGCAGAACGGCGCTTTCCCGCTCAATGGCTATCGCGCCGCGGTCAGCAATAACGTGCCATCAAACCTGACCAAAGGCACGTCGACTACCGTTTGCTCGTCGGCAATCTTCGGGTCCGACTGGTCAATGGCGGTCATCGGCCTATTTGGCGCGCCCGATATCACCGTCAACCCCTACAGCCTCGACGCCACCGGCCAGGTGCGGATCACCCTCAATCATTTTGGCGATTCCGGCGTTCGCCAGCCCTCCGCCTTCGCGAAGATCGACGACCTGCTCGCCGGATAACCTCAACCACAACCCGCCCGCGCCACCCCTGGCGCGGGCTCACTCAAGGACGTGAATGGTCTGGGATCCACGAACCTCGCAAGGAAACGAAGCCGAGAAAATCCGCTACGAGGTGCTGCCTTACCTCGCGCGCGGCGGTCTGGACATCGGCTGTGGCGCCGTCAAGGTCTGGCCGCATCTCATCGGCATCGACAGCGGCAAGGACACCGGCTTGTTCGGCACCGTCATGCGCCCGGATTTGATGGTCCACGACGCCGCCAAGCTGGGAATCTTCACCGATGCCTCGGCGGAAAGCGTCTTCTCGTCGCACCTGCTCGAGCACATCGAGGACTGGCACGGCGCGCTGCGCGAGTGGTGGCGCGTGCTCAAGACTGGCGGCCACCTGATCCTGTATCTGCCGCACGCCGACCTGTATCCGCGCATCGGCGAGCCGGGCGCCAACCCGGACCACAAACACGACTTCGAGCCCGACCTGATCGTCGACTTCTTCCGCCTCGCCTTCTGCGACTGGGCCTTGGTGGAGTCGCAAACGCGCTCCGAGACAAACGAGTACAGTTTCCTGTTGGTTTTCCGCAAAATGCCTTCCGGAACTGGCCAGTCGGAGCCGTGGAAAGCGCCGCGCCAGGAAAAGCGCGCCGGCATCGTGCGCATGGGCGGCAATGGAGACGCCCTCTGGGCGGCAAGCGCCGCGGCGCACCTGCACGACGCCGGCTACGCCGTGACCCTGTATTGCGCCGAAAACGGCGAGGAAGTGCTGCGCCACGACCCGCACATCGCCGACATCAAGATCATCCCATCCGGCATCCTCACCGACGAGGAAAGCATCGAATTCTGGACGCGCCAGGCAACGCAATTCGATCGCTGGGTCAATCTGCACGGCAGCGTCGAACAGCGCCTGCTGCCGCACCAGTCCGTCCACGAATTTTACTTGCCGCATGACGTCCGCCACCAGCTGATGAACCACAACTACGTGGACATGGTGCACGCCTATGCTCAACTTCCTGCCGGCGCCCCCAGCCGACAGAAGTTTTACCCGACGGCCGCTGAGCACGCCTGGGCGAAAGCCATGCGCGCGCTCCTGCCTGGCCCACTGGTCTTCCTGGCGCCGAGCGGCTCCGGGGCGTTCAAGGCCTGGCCGCACGCCGAGGCCTTCATGGGCTTGATGGCGGATGCCGGGATCTACACCCTGCTGCTCGGCGACATCAAGACCATGCCCGACATCGATCACGTCGAGCGCAGTGGGGAGGAGTATGGCATTGTCGTCGGTCAGGAGTGGTCACTGCGTCTGGCGATGACCATGGCCTTGCACGCCGATTTCGTCGTGGCGACTGAAAGCGTTTTCGCCAACGCGGTCGCCATGGAGCCGATGCCGAAAATCATCATGCTCTCGCACTCGAGCGTCGAAAATCTGACGCGCGACTGGGTCAACACCTGCTCGCTCGAGGCGCCCGTCGCCTGCCACCCCTGCCACCGCATCCACAACGCCGCCGCGCGCCTCTGCGCCCGCGACACCATCACCAAGGCCAGCGCCTGCATGGCCTCGTACAGCGCCGACACGGTTGCCGACCTGGTCAAGCAGGCGCTGGCCGGCAGCGAACAGCGCAGGCTGGCCGCCTGATGGAGTTCATCGAGGACTTGTCCGAGTTCATGGCCGACTTCAGCGTCTTGGCG